CATCCTGACGTCAGGAAGCAGTTGCTTGCGGCTGAACAATATCGCCAGCAATCGCGTCATGACGTCGAGAAAGCCAAGAACGCGCAACGCGGCAATGTCCGGGGCCTCACCAGCCCTGCGATCAAGCCGCCGGGCGTTAACGGGCCTTCTAGGGGATCGATGCGGGACGCCATCGAGCAGTCTGCCGAGGAGATCGGGTATTAACCCCATAGGAGCGCCATATGGCCGACCCGACAGTCAGTATGCTGGTCGCAACCACGATCAACAACTACCACAAGCAGTTTGCCGATAACGTCACCAACTCCAATGCCGTCACCGCGCTGCTGCGCGAGGGCAACCGCGTTCGCGTCATCGAAGGCGGTAAATCGATCTCCTGCCCGCTGACCTACGCCGAGGAAACCTTTGCCTGGTACATCGCAACGGACATGTTGTCTCGCGCCTACAAAGACACGATTTCGGAATCGAATTACTCCCCTGCAAATGCGGTCGCCAGTGTAACACTCTCGGGGATTGATTTGGCTAAGAACCGTTCACGCGAGCGTATCCTCAATCTGTTGGAGGGTAAGCTCGATAACGCCGAATCCACCATGAAGAACAACATCACCAAGGCTGTCTATGGTGATGGCACGGTGGCGAAGTCGTTCGCGGGCCTTAAGGCGTTCGTCACGGTGGACGGCCTTGGTATCGTCGGCGGCATCGATGCTACTACCTGGACGTTCTGGAGAAATCAGTTCCAAGTTGTTACCCGTGCTACCGGCCTGCAGTACCCGGCCCTCAAAGCTAGCATGAACGCGCTCTGGATGAAGTTGATCAGAGGCGCTGAGAAGCCTGATCTGATCGTCGCCGACGGTGAAATCTATTCGACCTACGAGAGTGGCCTGCAGGAGAACCAGCGTTACGCCGACGCCCGTCTTGGCGCCCTCGGTTTCGAGACGCTGAAATACAAGAGCGCGCCGCTGGTGTTCGATGGCGTCGCCACCGGCCTCACCGGCGCCTACTACCTCAACACCAAATACATGAAGTTCGAAATCTATTCGGGCAGGAATTTCGAAGCGCTCGACTTGCCTGATCAATCGCCGGATATGGATGCCGTGACCCGCCATCTCGCCTTCATGGGGGCTCTGACGCTGTCTAACCGGTCGATGCAGGGCAGGCTCACCGCGACGGGAACCTGAGCCCTGTGAGATGCGGCGGCCGACTTGCGGGGAGCACGGCCGCCGTTTTCTTAAACCACCGCTCCCCGATGGAGCCAAAATGTCCGACACTGATAGCCCGGCGCTGGTTCGTTTTTATTCCGGCTGGGAGCGCGACGGCAACGGCCCCGACGGGTTGCCGTGCTTCCGTGAGACCGTTCGGGTCCGCATGGACCGGCCACCTTATCTTTCGGTCGAACGTCTTGCTGAAGAGGCCGATATTACTGACCATCCCCAGCCTTACGAGATGTATAAAAAGACTTGCGACGCCCGTAAGGAAATCGTCGGCTATCCGCTGGTGCTGTGGCCGGCATGCCCGCCCCACATCTTCCAGATGTGCGCGGTGCGCGACATCCACACCGTCGAGCAATTAGCGCAGCTGGTCTCAAAGAAGCGCCGCGCCGAGGCGATCAAGACCATACCGCCCGACATCGTCGAAATCGCCGACCGTGCGGTGAAGATGATCGATTTGCAATCGAGAGCGGGTCAGTACGAAGAATTGGTTACCGGTCTGCAAGGTCAGGTTGATGCGTTGAAGGAACAGCTTGAACAAGCCGTCGTCACCATCTCGACGCAGAAGACCACGATTGAAACCCTTAAGCTGAAGGCGTTCGCCTGATGCCGCGGCTATCGACCATCCTGCAAGTGGTTTCCGATGTTTCGCTGGAGCTTGGCACCTCTCAGCTCCCGGTGCTGCAGGCGGTCGGCAGCGCCGATCAAGACATCGCGCAGATGACGGCGTTGATGCAGAACGTGGCGGACGAACTGTTGCTGGATCCGCCGTATCGCGACGCGCTTGGTGACGGCGACTGGGTGTATGACCCGAGTAATCTGGTGCGCAAGGCCCGGCCTACCCAGGATACCGACATCGTATTGTTCGACCCGCGACTTGCCGTCAACGGTCTCAAGTACCGTTTTTTGAAAGCCAAAGGTCTCGAATACGGCGAAGAGCAGAGGGATTTCATAGCGCGCCTCAACAAGATCGCCGCGCGTAACGCACCAGTGCTCGATCTCAATTCCGACGTGGGGCGTACCCAATGAGGATGATGCCGACCGAGTTCTTGAAGATACGCGACAAGCACGGCACTCCGACGCGCAGCAAGCGCAAGGCCACCAGTCATGTCGCGCATATGGGCGCGCCGTTGAAGGGTCTTTCCCGTCTTGCCGCGCTGAATGAAGCCGACCCGCTGTTGGCGTCGATCCTGACCAACTTCGTGGTCGAGCAGGATCGCATCACGTTGCGGCCGGGCTATTTCACGATGGGCACCATCGCCGATGGTCGCCCGATTTCCACGCTGATCCCGTTCTATGGCGGCGGTTCGAGTTTCATCGCCGCTGCTGGTGACGGTCTTTTCAGCGCTAGCGGCACCCGGATCGGCACCCATTCCTACGGCAGCGATGCCTGGCAGTGGACCTCGTTCGCTGATCTGTCGCAGAAAAAGTATACCGTCATGGTCAACGGTATCGACGGCATCGTGGCGTGGGACGGCACCAATGGGTCGTTTCCAGCCTTGGACATGTCCGGGCACCCGGATGATTTCAAAGGCTACTTCGACGCCGATCCAAGCGGTTTTCAGAACGTCGAGGTCGACACTCACGCACTGCCGCCCGGTTTCACCGCGGCGAAACTCGACAAGGTGCTGGCGCACCAAAATCGGTTGTGGTTCGCCAACTCGACCGATTTGGCGGTGTATTACCTGCCGCTGCAGGTGCTCAGTGGTACCATGGGTATTCTGCCGCTCAACGCCTATTTCCGGCGCGGCGGCGCCATTCGGTCGATTTATACCTGGACCTATACCGGCGGCAGCGGGATGGACAATCTGCTGGTGATATTCACCACCAACGGTGAAGCCGCGATCTATCAGGGCGCCGATCCCGATGCCGTGGATGGCAGTTTCAAGCTGGTGGGGGTCTATCGTTTCGATAGCCCGTTGGCGCCCAACAGCGTCGTCAATTACGGCGGCGAACTTTACGTGCTGATCTCGACCGGTCTGGTGCCGATGTCGACGCTGCTGAAAGCCGAGCAGGACAATCTGGGCGTCGCCGACCAGAACATCATGCAGGAATTCAGCGACGTCTCGAAGACCTATCGCGATGCTTTCGGCTGGAGTGTCATCGTCAACAGCCAGACCAACCACGCGATCTGCAACATGCCGATCGGCAGTGGCAAATACCAGCAATTGGTGCGGTTCATGCCGAACCCGATCTGGTCGAAATGGGTCGACGTGCCGTCGCGTTGCTGGGCCTGGCTGGACAACCACGCCTATTTTGGTTCCGAGCACGGCGTCATCTACCGCACCGGCCGTGAGTATCTCAATGACGACGGCGCGGCCATCAACGTCGATGTCCGCTTCGCCTGGTCGAGCTTCAAGAGTGTCGCCAAGAAGCAATTCAAGATGATCCGACTTTACATGATGTCGGACTCGATTCCGCAACCGTTCGTCGATGTCGAAGTGGATTACGAGACCATCGTCCCGACCAACAAGCCTGATGCCCCTGCGGTAAACACCGCCGGAAACTGGAATACCGCGACCTGGGATGTCGATGGTTGGGCGGTCGATGCGGTGCCGCGGCAGAAATGGCAAGGCGTGGTGGGGCTCGGGCGGGTCGGCGCTCCGCGCATCCGCGCCGCCTTCAAAGGCTCGACGTTCTCGCTCACCGGCGCCGACGTTATATATGAGGAAGGTGGTTTAATGTGAACTACTCAACCTCTAGGCGCATAGAATTTGGCGATCTCCCGACTGACGCGCAAGCGATGTTGACGCAACACTTGCGCGTCGATTTTTCTCACTGCAGTTTTAAAGCTCCACGATGGTTCTCGGCGTGGAGCCGCAACGAAAGCGGCTATA